AAGTACCATCTTTTACGATACCATCTGTTGCGACTTTTTTCATTACTTGTTTGTATTTTACATTAGGTACTACTGAAATGTTACCCTCTGCTAACGTTTTACCTGATAATAGAGCAGCTGAAATATACTTTCCTGCAAATTCACCAGCATACGTTGTTGTGATATTAGTTGTTGTTGCCATTATTTAAATTAATTATTATTAGAAATTGCGTTTAATACTCTACCATAAGTAGTGTTTTGATTTGAATTCACTGCAAACCTAGCACCTTGTTTAGATTCTACGTTTTCAGGCGAGTGCTTAATGCCTTCAGCTGCAGGTTTTGATAACTGCTCTTGCTTTGCCATTTCCTCTTTCTCCTCTTTTTTCTCACCGATTGACTCAATGATTGTTTGTAATTGTCCCTTAACTTCTTCGACAGATTCTGCTAAAGCTGTAAGTTCCTCTTTTGTTGCATAGTTCATTTCTGATTTTTCTTCTTCCTGAACTGGTGCTTCCTCTAAATTAGTATCTTCTACTGTTTCTGCAGTTTCATCTACTACTTCTTCCGAATTTTTGATATCTTCTATCATACCTTCTGTTTTAACGATTAATATTCTATTGTCTGATAGTTCATACTCTCCCAATGGAAGTGGTACGTTATCATCTTCTGTTTTAATAAATACCTCATTACCTGATTCAAATTTTTCAGCAGATAATATAGTACCATTCTCTAGCGAAATTTCTTCTAAAGAAACTTGTTCTAGTTTTACGTCTACATTACTAGGATCAACACCTAATAAAGTTTTGACCTTTGATAATATCTCTGTAGCATTCATAACTATATAATGAATACAATATTTTTTTTTATATTTTCAAATGCTGTTTTTTATATACGCCCTATTCCTTGTGCTTGTAACGATCCATCACAACACTTTCTGCTGTATGTATTATCAGGGCATAAACAAGCTCTCCTTGTACGTCTAGGTGACGTTCTACTAGGTGTCTTAAAATGTAGATCTTTATTTTTTGGCATTATTTACAAATACAATTTTCGCAATTACACATATTATCTTTTTACTGGTACACAGTTAGGTACTTTTTTACCATTCTTCATTTTTGTTCCAATTTGTTCATATCCGTTCCAACAAGGTTTCTTTAATGCTGTTTCGTGTGAATCACAAGGCATATACCAAATTTGTCCTTCGTATTCGTGAGTATGATGTCCTTCGCAACCTATGTTTTTTGCTATCTGTTCTGCTTTTTCAGGGGTACTGTATGCTAAACGATCATCAATAATAGCATATTCGTCATTAATTTTCTCAGAATATAAATTTAATTCATTCATTTTACCTCTTGCCCAATTCTTTGCAGATAATCCACCCCATAATAAATAAGAGATTGTACCACACGCTTTTGTGTCATTAGGGTCATAATACTCTTCTGCTCTAGATAAGTAACTGTACATTCTCTTAATAGTGTCTACGCTTATGTTTTCACCTTTTGCTAATTGCTGTGCTCTAATTTTACCTACATCAGTTGCACATTTATTATTAACGCTTTCATTTAATTCTATACCTCTTTTAGCATTATTCTTTACAGAATCAGGATAATCGTTGTAGCTTTCTAATGTAACTGATGCACCAGTAACTATGTCTTTTAGTGTCGATAATAAATATTCAGCTTCTAGTTTCTCCATTGCTGCTAAACCTGTTTCTTTTACCTGTGACTTATCTTGAAAATAACCTTCTATTGAAAAACCTTTAACAGCACCTGTTTTAACAAACTCTTGCCATACTTTATCGCTATTTACTTTAACTGATCCTACCCAAGTACCAACTGGGTATTTTAAACCATAAAATGCTGTCTTATCTTTTTCTGTATCTTCTACTATCCACGATTCTACTAAACTTAATCCTTTTAGTTGCATTTGATGTTCTAATGTAGCATTGTTTTGATTACCCTCCATTAAGTATAATTCACTTGCTTTACGAACAGTATCTTTAGAAAAATATATATAATACTCACCATCTTCTCCTAAACGTAAAATAGGTTTATTAGGTATTAATAATGCACCTAACAATATTCTTTTCTCATCATCAACTTCTGCTAATTTGTATTCTACTTCTTTATTAAGTGTTATAAAATCTTCTTCTATTGCAGGTTTCTCTACTATAGATATAGCTTCTATTCCTGAATACTCTTGTTCTTCATCTAAAATAAGTTCTACTATCTTCATAATTATATAATATATTTATTTGTGTTTTTTCTAAATTCCACTTTCGTTTATAATATTTCTATCTAATTGTTGTGCTGTTGTTACATCACCTGATACAACGTATGCTCTTTGTGGTTTATTAAGTGCGTCTGTTATTTGATTTATTGGTGACGATCCTACAATATTAAATGCAGGTGCACTAGATAATGGTGTTGTTGTATCGCTAATTGCTCCACCACCTACATTGTCATTTGCGTTTGGTATTTTAGTAGAGATAATCTTTTTAACTGAAGCCATACCTGAAGCTAATACTCCTGCTGCAGCTACAACTCCAAATATACCTGTTTGACCTAACGCTTTAGTCATACCTTGATATGTGTTTATAATAGATTGTGCTACTGCTACAGCTTTACCTGCAACTGATGTTTCACCTAATAACTGTTGTACTCCTGCTAGTCCTTCTGATACTATTGCCAGTTTTGCTTCTTCTTCTTGTTTTGCTAGATCTTCACTTATATTTTTATAATTCTCTTGTGCTGCATTACGTTCTTTTAATGCTTGTTCATATTGTAATGTACCCTCACCGAATAATGCTGCTGTATTTTCAAACTGTTCTTCAGCTAATCTCTTTTGTTCTGCTGCAACTTGTTTTTCTAATTCTAATCTATCTAATATACCATCTTCTAACGCTTTCTGTCCTTCTAGTTCACGTAATGTTTTTTCACTTTCTGTTAATGCAGATTCATTTTGCAAATCTACTTTCTCTTGTAACAAACCTATCTCATTAACTAATTGTTCAGATCTTTGCCCACCTAATCTTTCTTCTATTTCTAACAATAATGCTTGTGCTCTAATATCTTCAGCTATTAACTCTACTTTGTCTTTGTTATTAGCTAATGCTGCAGCTGCTGCGTCTGCTTGTTTTTGTGCTAATACTAATTCTTGTTTTATTCCTTCTTCTATTATTCTACCTAGTTCTTTATTAGCTGCTATTCTATTATCAATATCTTCACTAACATCATCACGTATTTGTCTTTGCTCCTCTGCTGCTTTTAAGTTTTCTAATCTTAATTTTTCTTGTTCTGCTGCTGCAATTTGTGCTGCATTGGCTAAATTAACTTCTGCTGCTGCACTATCTATTACTTTCTTAGTGTAATCTGTTACTGCTTTTGTTAACTTAGGTAATGTTTCAGATACTTTTTTTGTTGTGTCATCAACTCCAGTTACAACGTCTACTAATTCATTACCTGCTTCTTTAACACTTTCTAATGCTCCTGCAAAATCACCTTTAAAAAACTTTACTGCTGCTTCACCTAAAAACCCTAACACTTCTAACGCAGATTCGAACCTTTCTATTATGTTTGCTTTTATTGCGTTACCTAAATCTTTAACAGCACCTAATGGATCTTCAAATATTGCTTTAAAAAATCCTATAACTTTGTCACTATTATCTATAACAAAATTTATAAAGTCATTAAATATATTTGATACTGCTCCAAATGCTATAGCAAAAGCATCTGACACTCTTTGATTCTCACCTAATACTTGTTTAAAAGCATTAAATGCTTCTACTACTAATAATATTGGTATTGCTTTTAACGCCATACCCATAGAACTAAATCCTTTTTTTATTTTATCTACAGCACCTTTAACACCTTTAAAACCTTTTTTAAGATTGTCATTAGTTTTTTTACCTTGTTTTTCTACGCCCTCTACAGATTTTTGTAGATCAACAAATTGTTCACGTATATCCTGAATATCATCTGATGCTTTTTTTAGATCTACTTCTAGTTCTATTACTTTTTTGACTGCCATTTTATTTCAGTTTTAAATTGATCATACGCTTCTTTTATACTATCAGGTAGTTTATACTTTCCTTTAGCAATCTGTATATTTTCACTCTCGCTTTTACTGTGTTTTAATAATTCAATAATACTGGATATCATATCTATATAATAATATTTTTCACTTTTTTATGGACATTGTAATTGACCATTTGCAAAATCGTAATAACTACGCCAAAATATACCATTAGCATCTATTTGTCCTACAAAAGAATTAGTACCTATATCTAACCATAAATTGTATGTACTGTTATATGATTGTCTAACATACTTAACTGCATATAATGTAGGTTGATAGTGTGTTGGGTATGATTGTGCACCTGCTCCAGTAAATTTAGTTGTTAATGCTGTGCTAGTCCAAGTTTGCATACCTGTACTAACTCCACCACTATAATACGCATAAACAGATCCTAAAGTAGATGAACACGCTGCTGCTGAACTTGTATAAGATGTAGTAGGATAACCTGCACTTAATCTTAATCTATAAATATTTGTTGTACACGCTGTTTGCGTACCAAGTGTTCCATTTCCACCTGTAACTTGATATACATAGTTTTGATATGAGTAGTAACCATCTGCTGCTAACGTTGTTAATCCGTTGTTATCATATATTACTAACCCTGCTCCAAATGTATTATTTAGTCCTGATGAATATACAGTTCTATTATATGCTGTTGACACACACGCTAAATATGGATCTGTTGGATTATATTGTATTGGGGTATGTGTTGTCCAATTTGGTGTTGCTGCTGTTGTTACTTGCTCGTATGTAGAAGCTATTCCTTTTGTATTACTAAATGTATTTGTAGCTGTTCCCCAATAGTAATAATCTGTACTTCCTGTTAAACCTGTAAAATCATAAGAGTTATTTCCTATTGTACTTGGTGCAGGTGAAACGTCATAATGAGTGTTGTTTGTAGCACTTGAACTATCAGTTCCCATATAGAATCCTGCTCCATTTATTGTCTGTCCACCATCTGCTGTTATTTGTAAGTTCGCTGTAAAACTTGTTTCTGCAATATTTGTTTCTGCTAGATTTATTACAGTTGGTGCGTTAGGTGATGTATTTGTTGTAAAACTTATAGTAGATCCAACACCCTCTCCGTGTTCATTAATACCATAAGCTGTAACATAATAAAGAGTGTTTGCTAATATTCCTGATGTTTTACTCAATGAAAAACTGCCTGTGCTTGTTCCTGATACAGCTTCTTTTGTGTTATTTGTATATGTTGCATTTGTTCCCCAGTAAAAACCTCTAGCTGTTACTGTTCCGTTTGCTACATCTAAACTACCATTCATTGTAAATGAACTATATGTAATATTTGTAGATGTACTTGTAGTCATATCAGGTGCTAGTGTTGGACAAGGTTGATATCCTGATACATAACCATTCGTATCAATAGTACCATAAGTATTATTAGGGAACTTATGATTATTACCTGATCCTGTGTATGCTGTTGTTAATGCACTATCTGTATATAATCTAGTAGTATTACCTAATGTTCCACTATAATACACAGTTGTATTTAATGTATAACCACAAGCTGTGTTAGGTGTTGAACTATTTGATGAAGATATTTGTATACTTATAGATCCTTGACCTGATGAAACTACAGTTTCACTTCCATTTAATAATTCTAATGTAGATTCACCTGTTTGTAAATTTGTGTTTATACTATTTATTCTATATGTAAGATCTCCAATTTGTAATTCATCTGCTAATGTGTATTCTTGTAAAAAGCTTATAGGGAGCTTTGCTTTTATTTTTGTTAATCTTTCATTGTACCTAAAAACATTTGTTACATACGACTTATAGTATTTCTCAAATAATGTATCTGTATAATCATTTCCTGTTTCAGGATAAAATTCATTTATTTCTAAACTAAAGTGTATTGATTCAGGATAACCTGCTCCAGTACTAACTACTGTTGGTGTATTGCTAGGAATCCAATAGTCGTCTACTGATGTATCTGTATCTTGACTTCCACTATCATAACCATTTATTTCTGTAATTAAATTTATTGCTGTTGGTAATTCTCCTGTTACTGATGAATGTATAGGATAATAAATAACTGGCTTTCCTAAATATGCGTCTTGTTTATCGTCTAACAAATGCCCTACTTGTAAACCTGTAGTTAATTTCTCAAACATCATATGCTGAAAAGGTAAACTTATTTCATAAGTAGTATTGTTACTGTCTAATGAACCATCATCATTATATGTAGCAGATCCCCAATCTCTTTGATATTGCTCTCTGTATTGTTTTGCTAATATGTTTTCGGTGTCTTCATATTTAAATGATATCTCTCTATATGGTAATGCTTTGTCTACTATTTTACTAGTGCTGTCTGTATTCTCTGTTACATTCCTTAATGTTCCTGCAGTATAAAAATTGTCTAATGTATCTACATATATTTTACCATCTTTTTTATATGCTGTAAGATTAAACATTTTAAAAAGTCCAGTTAAAAAATCTAATATTTTTATATCAGGTATATTGTTTCTAATTATAAATGCTTCACTAGGTATAGTAAAACCTGCGTCTACATCACCTGTAGCTATGCTAGTTGTTTGATATGTTCCAAATAACCCTACAAGATTAAAACTAAAACTTGTTATCTGTACTGAATTATCTGCTCTAAAAACTAATTCATATCTACCATTACCTATACTAAAACTTCTTAATCCACCTGATTGACTTGATGTATATACAAATGTTGTTACAGTAGTGTTAGTTGATGTATCTTTAAGATCTACATAAACATTACCTGATATTGTACCAAAATTTACTGTTATTGCAAATTGAAATTGTTGTGAACTAGTTAAACCATATATATCCCAATCTGTTTGCCCTAATAATAGATTGTTTGTATGATTATTAGTTGCATTAGCGTAAGATTTTAATGATTGTTTATTCGGCGTGTAAGATGATCCTAGTCCTTCTAATAATTTACCTGCATTTCTTTGACATAACATATACAAATTATAAAAACTTGTGTTTGTTGTATTAAAAAAGTCATTACTAAATACTATTTGACCATTAGTAGCACTAGAATTTTCTATTGCTTTTATTATTACATATAATCTTATGCTGTATGTTAAATCTTTCCAATAATATCCTGATAAAAGTCCATTACTTGTGTTAAGGTTACCACCTTGTTTGTTTATTTCTTCATTACCTGTATCAAAATATTTAGGTGTTGAAGCTGTAGAGTAATATCCACGCATTGAATTACCTATTAATGATACTACTGTCGGTATTGTATATGTTTCACCATCTGATCCTATTACATCTGTACCTGTTGAAGATTGTAACGCAGCTAAAACTGCAGTAGAGGTATAGTTTCTGTCGAATTCATCTAAGAAATCTAGATCTTGTAACTTCTTATCTCCTAGTACTTCTTTTAAATCTAATTCACCAAAGAATGTTACTTTATATGTGTCAGGTCTACCATTTTTTAAATCTACTCCTTCTAATCTTAACTTACCTTTTTCAAATGGGTAACTGTTTAGCTCTATTTTTGCTATACTTTTTTTTCTAGCATCATAAGAATAATCTTGTGACTGTATAAAATTGTAATAATGTTTAAAAAACTTATTGTTTGTTTTACTTGCAGGTAAACTAAAACTCTTTGAAAAGTTTGTAAATATTTTTGCAGGATCTTTTATATCTTGTATTGTCTGCGTTAAAGATATTGTTTCATCTTTGAATAAATCTAATCTAGTATAGTTTGTATCACTAGATCCTTTAACATATAATTCTATATTGTTCATTATCTAATATTACTAATCATATCAAAGGCATACTCTGCTGTTATTGTGTATTGTATTACCTTATCACTAACACCTGTTTTTATTGTCTGTTGATTATCAGTTATATTAATTGGTACTGTTTGTTCGGATCCTCCCATTTCTTTTCTAATCCATACTTGCTCACTAACTAATAATTGTTTTATAGAATCGTTTACGCTATCGTAACTCATAGGTGGACTATTAAGTATGATCTTCTCATTTGCTAATACATTAAACTGTCTTATACTATGTTTCTGTTTATCATACTCGTAACTAGTATTAGCTATATTTCTTTTGAATGTTGTTTTATCTACATTAATATTTTCTGTAGTTCTACCAGTAAAATAGAAATCTTGTAATGCTCCATATTTATTTACAAATGTTATTTTGTATGCTGTATGTTTATTACAAACCCTGTTAATTGTTATTGATTCTCCTACTACACTAGCACTTGTTGCTGTTGCAGAATACGCAGAATAATCTATAGTAGATCCAGTCCAATATGGTATTACTCCTGCAGTATTATCAGGTACATATAATTGTTTATTGTCTTGCATTAATGGTGTTCCAGTTATAACCTTAGCACTATTTTGACCAGTACCCAAACCTTCCATAAATTCATAGTAACCATCTAATCCTGTGTGTGATATTGCATAAGAGTCCATATTATGTACAGTACCACCTGTATTTATATCATCAATAGTCGCACTCTTAAATTGTATAGATCCACCTATAGTTATAAATTGACCTGAATATGAATTGTCAAATGTTATATCTAAATAATCTCTACAAATATCAGCTATCTCAAAACTCACAGTTCCAGTTTCTTGACCACTAGTTCCTGACAGCACAGTATCTTTACTCATTTGCGTTATTTGTACACTATTGACTGTAAGGGTTAATGTTGCACTTTTAGCCACTCTTGAATTAACTGCGTCATAAGTGTTGCTTTGTGTTTCGTAGTACGGACTTCTTAATAATATTGTTGCCATTAAATATTTTTTATTAAACCTGCTTGTGTCATACTATCAATCATATCAATAATCATTTCATCACTAAATATGTTTTGTAAATCTTCAGGTAATTTTTTAAACTCATTAACAAAAGGTATTGTAAAAAAATTGTTTGCTCTTATTCCTTTTTCAAATATAGATCTTGCTAATACAAATCCTATTTGTTTATATGTTCCTTTAGTATATCTACCTTTTAAATCTCTAAATCTTATGTTCTTTGCTTTAGCCCACCCTCCTAATGCAGTACTAGGTGGTTGGCTTTTAAACTTAAATGGTGTGTTTTTGTTTACTCTATAATTGCTCTTAGTTCCTTTTACTCCACTATCTATGTAATCACCATAATCTAACATTGACATACCATAAGCTATACCATCTTTACTTTCAAATAGTTTCTCATACTTTATACTATTGTATAATCGTTTAGTGTTGTTTATAGGTCGCTTCTTTCGTTGTAGTTTTGTACCCTTACTTAAATTCTGTCTAGCTTGTTTCTTAACAGCTTTAAAAAACTCCTCTAATCTTTCATTAAGTTTATCCGAATACACTAACATATATATAAATCATTAGGCATTTCTATTTCAAGATCTGCATTCCACCCTGCTAAATTATTCTCAAACCTATCGACAAATGGCTCACAACTAGGATCATTTACCACTCTGTATCCTGTTTCGCTAAGATCTCCAAACCTTAACTTTTGTATTAACATATTAAGTACTCCTAACTGCGTGTTTAATATATCCTGTTCATCTGTATTCTTTCTAAACAGATCATCTTCATTAGAATTACTACTGTCTTTTATATCCATTACTAATACTGTTACATTAAATACTAGTGTCTGTTCTGTAGATGTAACGCTATTTACAATAAAGTGTGCTAATGGAAATATAGTTTGTTTAGCTAAATCTATATCAGATATATCACCGATTGTTACTGTCTTTGTAATGTTGTTATTTAATAGTGATGTTTCTAATGCTTCACTTAATAAATAGTATGCTCTAGCTGCTGCGTTTCCTTGCATTTGATTTTAATTCTGCTTGTTCTAATTCGTTTTTCTCTTTAATATATAATAGCACATTTAATGACATCATTAATTTTTCTTTAGTGATATCTTCGAACTTTGTAATATCTCCTTTAGCGAGTTCGTAAATGCTTGTATACCACCCCCATCTTTTAACGAACTGGTTTGATCTACCGTAAGGTTGCTCAATTCCTGATCCGTCAAATAATCCATCATATTGCTCGACAACTCGATTCCTAAATTGTAAAAAAAAACCACCGAACTAAATACTACATCTAATGGCATATCTTTCATTACATCAGTTTCTAATGCTTCATACTCTATTATGTTATACTTGTCTTTATGTTTTTGTTTTATTGGTCTATAAAGTACGCTCATAGCTTTGTGCATATCGTCCCAACTTTGCATATACGTTTCTATATCTATATACTCTCCTAATGATATATCTTCTAATACTGGGATAAAACCATACTCTGTGTCGTTTAGTTTAAATCTGTTTATTAGTTCAGGTTTTATTTCTAGTAAATCGTTTATGATTGTAACGATCTCATTTATATCGTTGATCTTTACTTTAAAAGTATCTTTTAGATCTATACCACAAAATATCTCTATCATTTTTTGTGCTACAAATATTCCATCTCCATTGTCTTTTTGCACCTTTATAAACTTCTGATATTGACCAAGTGTCAACTCATTTAATTGTGTTGGTACGTTTAATGATAGTTTCATAAGTATATAATACCAAATTAGGTATTTTTTTTCAATAAAAAAAGGGAGCCATCTACGAACTCCCTTGTAACTAGACTAACTAATATGAAATGAACATTATGTAGATGTAAGTTCTTCTTTTATAATTTCAAAATTTATCTTGTCTTTGTCTAGTTCGTACGTTAAATGCGTGTGTGGATCATTGAATGCGTCTTGAATAAATAGATCCTCTAATTGTGTAACGTCTAACAGCTTTAAGAAATCTAAATCATAATGGCCATATACATATCTAAAAGCCATTACTGTTTGTGCCATTGATTTAACTTGTGTTTTCTCCATTATGTTAGTGACCATAATTTGCGTTAGTTTGACACTTAGGTTTACCGTCCCATAAAACTGCCCATTGAAAAGAGCTAATCATAACTCCAGGTCTTTCAGGATCTTCAGTGTGTACTTTTCTCCTATAGGTTCTTGTACCTTCAGCTGCAGGATAAGGTAAAACAGTATCCGTTGTGTAGCTTCCTTGTTCGTCTGCTAACTTAGATTCTATTTTAACTACTTCTACCATAGTTTTACCAACTAGCTTTTTAACTTTATAATAGTCAATGTTAGTTTGGTCATACCCCCAACTTGAGTAGAGGATATCATTTACTTCTAATTTTATTGTTGTTTGTGCCATAATTATAAATTATTTAAAATGTATTGATTTTTCTTTAGTTCAAATGCAAAAATGTTTGCAGATGCTAAATCATTAAAGGTTTCTGTATTTAAAGTTTTATCTTTACCTTCCACGTCAAACCATCTTACTTGAAAAGATGTGCTTTCAGGATTTGTAAAGACTGAGATTGATTCAATTTTCATATTATTATTTATTAGTTATGAAATAAAGTTAATAAATATCTATGACTTGACCAAATCTATTTTTTACATAACTGTATACTTTCCAAAAGTAGGCTTCGATATAATACTGTATGTTCCATATCTAACAGCGTCTATAATATGGTTGTTCTTATCTTCAGGCACATTAGTAAGTTTACCTGATTTATCTTCTATCCATTTGTAGTTTCTAAACTCTTGTATTGCATTATTACTATCAGTTGTTATGTTTAGTTTGTAACGCTTTAATAAATCTATTCCTGCGTTTACGCTATCTCTACCTTTTATACTAGGTCTTACATTCCACCCCATACGTCTAAGTTCATCATTTAATCTAGGCTCTGCTGAATCTCCAAAGATCATATTTCTACCAACACCTATTTCTATAAACGCATTATGTATATCTCTAGCTGTCATCATAGTTCTGTATAGGTATTCTTTAATATATATAGCGTGATCTTCAATCCATATACCTACCATCGCTGTAGGATCATTTGTGTAACCGTAATCTAATCCATAAGATATAAACTTAGCAGTTTCAGGTATTGTGTTGCAAATTGCAGTTGTAAATATTATAGCTTTACTACTTCCTCTTTGCCCTTTACCATAGATCTGCCAGTATAACTCATCAGTATTTTTAAGACGTTCTATCTCCTCAACTAGTACTGGATCTAAAAACGGATTATCTAAGTATGTAGTGATATGAAAATCACAGTCCTCACGTTCTATTATATCATCATATATCCAATGGTATTCATCTGATGGGTTATAATCTATTATTATTCTATTTGTAGTTCTTATGTTTAATTGAAAAAAATCTTCATAGCTTAATTCATTACCTTCATTAATAAATAGTAGATCTCGTTTCCTACCACGTATTTTCTGTGGTTCATCTAAACTAACGAACTCTATAAGGTTATTGTTTAACTTATATTCATTTAAACTTTTACTATGTCTTTCTTCAGAATATAAACCGTGATCTTCCAGTAGTGAGAAAAAGTCACGCATACTAGATCCTCTAAGACTCGGTCCGTGCTTTCTACAAATCGTAACTATCTTATTGCTATTGATCATACAATACTTAAATATTATCCAAATAAGTATGTTGTATGTTTTACCTGATCTTGTACCACCTTGCTCTACAATAATTCGCTTATTGCTAGTATCTAGGTGTTCAAATACTTTAGTCGTTTTTAGTTGGATAGATGACTTCAATATTTATGTCTAAGTTTTTACCGTCTAATCCTGTTATCTCTTGTCTTTCTATATAACCTCTACTCTTAAACTTTGTTTTACATAAGAATATTACAGCACTAGGTACTCCATCATTTACTAATTCATATAGCTTAGTTTCAGCAAAGTCACCTACTACATTTTGTATCTCATTAACTTGATCCTCGAATGTGTCGTCCTCTTTCATCCATCTGTAGGGTGTTGTGCGATCTATGCCAACCTTTTTAGCAGCTTGTGACATAATACCTAAACTTTTTTCTAACGCTTTTAAAAACGCTTCTTTTTTAGTGTGTTGTTTCTGTTGTTTTTTTTCTATTTCGTCTTTGGACTTTTCCACGCTCTTGAATATTTATGTTCTTTTATATTGAGTGCATCAAACACCCCATCTTTATATAATAGATTTACTTCATCTTTTGTTGCTCCAATAGATTTTATAATATATTCCTCTGTTACATTATGTGTGTCTATTAGTGTTTTGATTATCTCGTGCATTTTTATTGCTACGTGATTTCCTTTCGCTCTATTTATTCTTATAGTTAATAGCATTCTTTCAGCTTCAGATAAATCCATAATTACACAAGGTACTTTATTACTGTACTTATTTTGTAATGGCTTACTGTTTTTTGTTAAGTAACTTCTATGAAAACCATCTATTATAGTATAATCTCTATTTATCAATATAGGTTGAATCCACCCATTTTTCATTATACTTAATTCTAATAGCTTTAACTCTTTGTTTAAAACTACGTTTGGATTATAGTCATTTGCTACTAATTGATCTACATTAATCCATTTTATATTTGATATCGGATCTTTGCTATACATTATGATCTCTTTTTAATATTGTAAAATCGTGTTTGTAAACTGGTGGGTACTTCTTACCGTTCTTTATTTCTTCAAAGTATTTCTCTACTGCTTGTTTATTTCGTCTTACACTATGATGAAGCATATGACAACGCCAACAAATCTGTTCTAATACAGAATTTACTTTTTCTTGTTCTTCTACTGTAATAGATATAGGGAAACGATTAAACACTTCTTTTAAAGTATAATATGTAACATCATAATCTTCGTTATGCAAGTGTAATATTCCTTCTGTTTGACCACAGCGATTACATTTACTAGGGTTTTCTATCCAACCCATCTTCTTAGCTGCGTTTGTTAGCTTTAATGATTCTTTTCTAAAATCTCCAGACCAACCTTTATAATTTCTCATATTGTTTTTGTTACGTATTTAATTCCATTGTTATTTATACTCTGTATTCTAAAACCTTCTTTTAAATATTTAGGCAAACTCATATCTGTACAATACGCAGATAATTTGTTTGCACCATAAGATAATATAACATTTATACGACTATCCCACAAATTACTATAGATCTTTTTTCCTCTATATTCTTTTAATACATAATCTGTTTTTAATCTAAAATGTCCGTTTTTCATTTGCTGCCAACCTACTACAGCTATAATCTTTTCTTGATCTTCAGCAACAAAGTAATTAGTATTATTATCATCTTTTTTTATAGCTACTCTTTCTTTTCTTAATAGAGAACTAAATGTTTTATATATTGTGTTATGCTCGGTTTGATAAATTCTCATATTCTAAATACTTTTCATTCTTATCACTTGTTGGCATTATATTACGTTTATACGCACCTCCTATTATTTGTTTAAATACATATAGAGCAGGGTAACCACCAAAAATGCTGCCACTATTTTTAGCTATATTATTTCTTCGTGTTTGTCTAACTGTCATCAATCCTTTCATTGCACTATTATACTGGTGTTTATCTGTTATGTTTTCTGTAATGAATAATGTAATAGCTTCCCAATAATCACCATTACATTTATCTCTATAATACCACGCTATCTTTTCATTCTTACCTTTTATTGCGTCTTTGTAATATCTAGCTTGTACTTCTACTTCAGGAAATACGTCTAATATTTGATTGTATAGTATAGGATCTAATGTTTTTACTTTGTGTAAATTCTTTGCAGCTTCAGCGTGTAATACTGTAGCTACTCGTAAACTATCTTTATTGAACACCTGCATATCATAAACATTACAGTAATCTATTTTATTATCATAAAAATATTTAAACACATCTTTCTCACTCCAGTCATAAATTGGCTTACCTAATGTAGCATTTTTTAAATCGTGATTCTTTGTTAAATATGAAACCTTACTTTGTGTTATACCTGAAAATCGCATTAAACTTTCTTGTGCTCTAATACCTACTAAGCTACAAACTCTCCTATTTTTTTTCTCAAATAATAATTTGTCAAAAGTCCATTGATTATGTACACCCTCTACAGTTATTGCACATTCAGGTTTTGGTATGATCCATTTACGATTCTCGTCCCATTGTATATAGTCACGCTTTTCTCCTAGTATATAGATCTCACTCTCTAATTGTGTTGCATAGTATTTAAAATTATATCTAGGATTATCTACGAATGTTAACACAAATTCTCTTACCATTGTGTTTATAGTTTCTTCATCACGAAACACTACATTTATTTTATCTGTGTAATTATTTTTATCAAAGTATTCTTCAACAAGTTTAAGCATAACTAAACTATCCTTACCTCCTGAAAAACTTACCCAAACTTCATCGTGTGAATTATATATCTTATCTATTCTGTCAAGTGCAGCTTCATATACATTTCTATCTTCCCATATAAGATCTTTATTTGTTGCCATTAATATCGTATTCTATAAACTTTAATACTAATTGACTATCAGATAACATTCCATTATCTTCATATACTTCTGCAATATATTTCAATACTCTTTCCGATATGTTTTCTTGATCACTAAATTTGTTTTTTATTCTTTTAAGAAAAGCATACCATATTTCTAACTCTTCTTCATTTCTAAAATAAATAGTGTAATCATTAAACGTATCATTTGTTGCACCTTTTATAGTTTCCTCATCTTTTTCTTGTGCAAATATTGAAGGGTTAAGATCTAAACCGTATTGATCTAACTTCATAACATCATATTCATTTGCTAAGATCTCCCAGTCCCATTCACCATAACTAAGATTGTCTTTTACTATAAACTCTTGTTTTTGTTCATCTGTCCAATCCTTTGCTACGTCTATCCACACCTTATCTAAACCTGCTTCTCTACACGCTTTTAATCTCATATTACCACCGAGTACCATATAATTCTCGTCTACTACGATAGGTCTTTTTTCTAACATTTGTGGAAATGATTTTAAACTATCAACTAATTTCCTAAACTTATAATCTTTTATAAATCGTGGATTATCAGGATTGTCTATTACTCTTTGTATTGATATCTGTTTTCTCATTTTTTTATTATTATATTAGGTAGCCCATCAAATGTATCATACTCTAAATCTAAATCTAATGGTACACCACAAACATCTACATCTGAAACCATACCATCACAATTAAAATTATCAGGATCGTTAAGGTGTCCACAAAAACTACATTTTATTTTACCACTCATAAGTTACGTTTTCATATTCCTCATCTTTTAACATAGATTGCATTTGT